TAATTTGACGGAGTGAAATCATCACATTCCTCAACCGTAATTGTTGACGCGGCCGCCTGTACCCCCATGGATATGACTATATCAACGTGACCTGCATTTTCCATGCTGAAAACATCAGAATCAACACCACCGCTGACATCAACGGGAGGTAGAATATTAACAATGTGCATTTGTTCGGGAATTGTTATACCTTTCATTTTTTCCTCCTAACTTCTTGTCGCCAGGGCCACAAACGGACCAACCGTGTCAGACCCCTTGTATTTTGTTAATGGACTATCCCACATGGGCTGGCCATTAACCCGCATTACAAATCTGAATGCCGTTTCATCGGTCACGAACTGCACATGGATAGATGATGCTGACTGAATACCGCCTTTTTCGATTGTGAGATATTGGCTTAAGTCAGCAAGCATTATATCACCAACCGTGCCAAGCGCCGCAGCCTGTTCAATTTCGAGTACTGGTCTTCCAAATAAAGTTCCATAAGCATTTCCAGAAACTCCACCCGGAGGCATATAAACTGGCACTCCGCCAGTTCCTACATTCATAACCATGGTCATCAATTGCGGCATTACCTCGGAATTGATAAGCCATACCATGTTCGGTTTTGATTTCGACCATGCACGAGCCCACATTTTGAGAATATTCTCAAATACAATCGTCGCTGCTGCCTGTCCTGTTTCTGCATCAACCGTAATTAATGCTCCGGAATTAAGCATTCCGAGCGGCTGGCCGGCGCCAGTTCCATTTACAAGCGCATCATCTACTTTAAATCCAAACTCCTCGCCGAATCCCATATTTACTACAGCACCAAGTGCCGCAGCGTCCATAAGTAATTCATCCGTGGAATATACCAAGCCAATCAATTTTTCAAGATTAAGCTCAATACGCCCGAACTTTGGATGAGTCGGGGTTTTGGTTCCACCCTCATTAAACCAATAGGCCCTGATTCCACCCCAACGCGATCCATTAGCCCTGCTGGTTTCATCGATGGTATTCATCTTAAGTCCATTTGCATTTGGGCCAATCGGAATTGTTCTGGTTCTTGGCATAAGCAACCCAGTATCATGGGCTTTTTTAAAAAGTTCTGTGCTGAAGTCTGTCTGGACCAAAAAACCACCATCCGAAGGAATGGCCTCACTCATCCCGGTTGCGCGCGCTTCCTCTTCAAACTTTTTCAGCGCCCTTGTCTGATGAGTTGATAGACGTTTTGGAACATTTCCCGTTCTCTCTGCAAGAGCAACGTCAATCAGTTGTTCTCCCAAATTACGATAAATCTTTTCTTCCTCGGCATTTCTGATTTCAAGGCCGCCGTCTTTTTTGGCATCACCTTCACTTTTTTTTGTTCTCGTATCCAGCGAAAGTGCACGTTTGCCGATTTCCTCTTGACGCTGTGCTTCCTCGATTTCGGGTATAAGTTTTTCCATTTCATCAAGGATTTCGACGTATCTTTTCTCTTGCGCTTCGCTAAAGGCTTTATTTTCGGCCGTATCTCGCTTTTCTTCAAGCTCCTCTTTTTCGGTCATGAACTTGCCGAGCATTTCTCTAAGCTCTTTAAGAGTTTTCATATTACCTCCAGTAATTTTATTTTTGCCATAACTTCAAGATTTTTTGCCCTGGTTAAAATGGAATGATCATCCGGTTTTATGATTGAGTGATTTTCAATCGGCTCAATTTTGGGTAAACATCTTTGTAATTTATCTATGGCATGATTGATTATTTCTTCATCATCTTTATTTAATTCAAGATTTCTTTTTGATTTATTTAACACCATATAAAGAGCATTAAAATTGATTCCAATATTATTAAAATATGATCTGGCCGATACTTTTGATTTTGCATAGGCTGGCATGGTTACCGGACCTAATTCAATAAGTTCTACTTCGAGCAATTCTCTTTTCGTATAATTATCATTCCACATATCTTTAATTGTTCGGAAAAAGAATGAACTGCCTTTTACATCTTTTCGTTTTACCAATATTTTTAAATCTTGGGCAACTGTAGTACCTGGTAAATCTACTTCATAACGTAAACCATAATCATCTTCTTTTAATTGCAAAGTATTATTACTTCTTCGACCAAGAATATTCCCAAAATCATGATTAAATGTGGAAACAACATCTTTTTCTTTAATCGTTTTTCTGAAAGTTCCTGGCCTAACAATTTCCTTGAATCCCCCAAGGTCGCCAGACCAGGAATTAAAAGGAGTAGCATAACCTACAAGTTGATTTTTATCGTCATTTTCTTTAATTCTAAATTCGTGAGTTGTTATTTTATTAAATCTGTATTCTTCTTCAAATATTGTATCAAATAAACTTTTCTTTTCTTCAGTTGCCGGTTCGAATGATATATATTTCACCTCATTATCTTTAAGCCATTTCTTGGCTTCATCGGCGGTATATTTATCTTTTTTAAATCTATATGCCTGTGTAGTTGTTTTGGATTCACCTTTTAATTTTCCAACAATTATATCAATACCATCAGTAATTTTTTTTCTACGGAAAGAATCTTTTTCAAAATCTCCAGGTTTTTTTATGCGGGCTGCATGTTCGTTAGGATATGGCACGCCGACCTCCAAGATTTGCAGATCGGTTCGTGCCGGTGGGCTGCTAATTTATTTAATTATTATAAATTATACTGTATTATATTTATTTTTGCAATACCTTTTTTTGAATCAATATTAATTTCTATTCGTATATCTTTTTCATATTCTTTGGCGATTGCAAGACTTAAACTTTTCAATGTATCTAATTTTTGTTGTGTCATATCGTCGCCATCACCGTACAATCACATCCCGAATGTGCGGAAGGATGAGAAATATTATATGTTACTGGAAAATCCGGCAATCCTTCTGCCGTTAATTTTTCACCGGCGTTAAGAAAGGTACCTCCGCGTGATATTATTTTACCATCCATACGTTGGCAATAAGGACACGAACTTCCGATGGTAACCCACATCGACCTAAAACCATTTGCAAAAAATACTATCTGGGCAATTCCCGTTTCGCCATCTACGCTTTCTCTATGCCCTATTCGATCAGGCCTGGTATTATACCAGTCATCCATCCTGTTTTCGATGGCATTTATTTCATCATCAGGATTTTCATTAACCAATTTTATTATTTGTCCCTGCGAGCTGCTTATATATCTTTTTCCTGTATTATCAATATATTTATCGACTTCCTGATCAAACCCAGCCGGCATTATATCGCGTTCAATTTCTTTTATTGATACCTTGGCAATAGCCCTGGAAAATGTTTTAAAGATTGGACCCCACGCCTCGTTAAATGTTTTTAAAAAGTCGTTATAATAATTTTTAAGTTCAAGCTTAAAATCAAACCCGGCCCTTTCTTTGAAATATTTTTTAATTATCTTTGAAACATCTTTTCGCTCTTTCTTTATTATCCCTCTTATATTTTCCGCGAATATCGGCTCATAGACGCGGGCAAGTTTTTTTCTTTCACTTATTGATTCTGCTTGTCGCTTTGATAATGATGATTTATTTTCAAGATTTTTTTGCTGGTCCCCTACTTTTTGTATTGGAGTATTGCTATCGTATAATTTGGATGCTGGAATCATATTCATCGGCACAAGCCGTTCATCCCCATATTCCCCGCCTACCGGGTTCAGATTTTCTTTTGCCCTCCATTCATCAGTTGATATAATACCATCCTGCCTCATAATATGATGCGCTTCCGATCTTGTCTTGGGATCACTTCTTAATATTGATTCGAAATCATATTCACAAAATAAATTGCGGCGTTCCCAATCATTCAATAATTTGAAATTCATAATTGCCTCATCGCGTTCAAGCCATGGCCTTATAGTATCTTGTAGCCAAGATATTTGCTCGGAAGTAATATTATCGTATGTAGCCCGCGTGAGTTCTTTCAATTTATGTGGCGGTATATTCAACCACCGCGCAATCTCGTCAACCTGGAAAGTCCGTGATGCCATAAACTCCGCATCCTGCAGGGGCATCACTGTTTTATCCCATTCAACTCCTTCTTCAAGCAACAATGCCTTGTGTGCATTGCCCAAACCGGAATAGGCCTCATTAAATGATTTTTTCAAGTTTTCTCTTGCCTGTGGTGTTAATTTATTTGGAGTTTTTAATATCCCGCCGACATGCGTTCCATTCCCGATGAATCTTGCCGCAAACTCTTCATATGCAAGACCAAGCCCTATACTTTCTGCCGCTATTTTTAATATCGAATATCCTTTTATTCCGTCAAAGCCCAAACCCGGGACATGATATATTTCATCAAATCTAAATAATTCTTCCTCACCATTATTTTTAGTAAATATATATACTATTTCTCCACCGACTCTTTCCGGACGCATTCTCTCCGGGTTTATTAAAATTAATCCAATTACACGGCCACCCATATCCCGATCAATAAATGAATATGTATTACCGTACAATATTAAATGTAGATGTGCCGTTTCTTTCCAAATAAAAGTCGTCATATATTTTGACACATTGACTTTTAATATATTCCATAACGGATGTGACTTATAAAATTTTTTTGTATTATCATTTATCTGTTTATATAATCTCAAATTCAAAGAAGCGATTGATTGACAAATTAAATTAACGCCACACCAAAAAGCGGAAAAATTGAGGGCTGTATCTCTATTTACCACAACTCCAGAATGAACAGGGCTGCCCGATACTGCCATATCCATAATTCTATCGAGATCAGCGATCGAGGGGAATCTAAAAGCCCTTATTGCTGTCCCTAAACGTTTTGTGATTCCATATTTCATATTACAAACACCCCCTCTTCTTCATATATCGATGGGCCCTGGTCTCTATTCACAATAGCCCGGCACTGCGCCATTAACCCGGCGACTATCCCATCAATTTTTTCTGTTGACTTTCCCTTGTCCGGTTTTATGTTACCGGCGGGATCTTCTTTTATTACTACATTGCTTGCATTCCATTTTAGCACGGGATGCCCCCCATGTTCTATGCCCCTACTTAATACCAATCTTTCCAAATCCTTACTTGCCGGGCTCATACTTTTAAAGCCTTGCCCAAACTCAACCATCGTTAATCCCATTTCAGATAATGCGGGAGCAATTTTTGACGCGCCCCATCTATCAAATGCTATATCTTTTATATCGTATGTCACCGCATCTTTTCCTATCTGCGTGAAAATGTAATCATAATCGATAACGTTCCCAGGAGTAGCAATAATGTGGCCATCTCTAATCCAGACATCATATGGTACCCTATCTTTTCTTACCCTATCTCTGACATTATCGCCAGGAATAAAAAATCTACAAACCCATTTATAAGTTGTTTCT